ATAATTGAACGTTAAGCTGCTATTGTTTCGTCATAATATGAGTACGGCATACCTACCTGAGTAGTTACCATTTTAGCCGTCAAGAGCCTCACGGAGCATCTTGCGCCCGGCTGAAACTCTGCTCTTGACAGTTCCGACAGGTATGCCGATTCTCTCGGCTATCTCATCATAACTATATCCTTTGGCATATAGAAGAACACACTAAATACAACATGACTTACGCCCGCAATCACGGACTATCGATAGGATGCTGTTCACAGAAGCTCTCTGGTCGGCATAATCATTCCCCGTGTATGGGTCATATTCATCATATCCGGTAAAGAGAACACAACGGCGGCGGTTGTACTGCGTAATGTAGGTGTTCTCCATAATGGCTAATGCCCACGGCTTAAAACTCATTCCGGGGTTAAACTTCCGGGCTTGGCTCAGACATTTGTAGATGGTCTCACTTGCGAGATCATCGGCATCAAACTCGTCGGCATAGTATCTTCGTGCTTTTCGTCGTATCCATCCGGCGTGTTTTACAACAAGGTCTTCGATGTTCATTACTCCGGGAATTTGGAGTTGAACATTCTTCTTGTTAAATCACGCTCTTGCTCGCATTGAGTTCTCAACTTGCGGGCGGTACGGTGGAGGCGTTCAATTGCCATATCCATATCCGGCCGACGGTTGAGCTGCTGGCGGATGATTAACAACTCGGACAGGATTCTGTCACATTTCCTTTCTACTCGGTCAAGCCTCGACGGGCGGCGCTTATAACATTGATTACGTTTCGTCATAACACTTTGCGGTTTTGCAAGGGGTTACTAACGAACCGTTCTAAAGTGCGGTCAACCTTGAAAAAAAAAGAGCCTGCTATTATGAATGACAAGCTCTCATTAGGTTACAGGGGGCGGTGCTTACTTCTTTTTCAAGGCTGCACGCATCGCCTTGACTTCTCTGTTATGTTGGTCAACAAGATGGGCATATACAGTGGCCTTCATAGTGGATGTATCAATCTGGAACTTGAAATGAGCCATCAACATGGCAGTCTGTGTGTCGAATACCCGGCGGAAATTGATTGACCCCGGCTTGTCTTTCTTGCTCTCGTTTTCGATTTTCTCGATAGTGCTTTTAGCTCTTTCAAGACGTGATTTTATTTCTGCTGTAACCCTTTGGTCATTCATAGAATTTGCATTAATACCATACTCTATTAACACCTCACGGGCGCGGTCATGTTCATTCAATGAAACAAGATTCCGGCACATCTGAAATACCACAACCGACATCTTAGCCTTTATTAGTTCCTCTATGGTGGAGAGGTAGGAACTAACTCCGGCTTTATCTACAATCTCCTTGTATTCAAACACTATGTTGCGCATTGCAACAACAAGCACCGCCTCATTTACGACTTCTCGCTTGCCAATCAGCACACTTGTATCTCCACAAACGAGATCGACGAACTGGCCGACGGTTAATTGTTCAAGTCTCTCTATCATATTTTACTCTTAAAAAATTCGTAGTTGGTAAGGTAAGAATCGCAGTGTTGCTGTCGTGTCTGGCACTTAATGAGGTAGATGAGTTCAGACACACCTCTACGGATAGCGGAATCATCATAGACCCGGGAGGTCGGAGTCTTGTCCGAACCCACGGGCATCATCAACAAACCTGCCGGATTATCATCATAGTCTGTTACACTTGGAATGACAATGGCTCCCTCTGGCATATTAACAAGTGTAGGTTTGTCGGGGGTCAGCCATGCACCACCGTTGAACAATACAACTTCTGAACGACCACCATCACCGACAATGGCTGGGCCACCTCGGTGATAGTCCGTACCTTTGGCATACTTGGGTATGGGTGTAGCAAGAATAGTCGCGATTTGGATGGCACCCATCGCACCGGCGATTGCGGCCAGTACCAAGTTGGGCAGTGCGTGGGTTATCGCCAAGGCCGTTGCGATTCCGGCCTGAGCCAAACTATTGGCCTTTTCCCATACTGCCTGTTTGTGTTTGAGCTGCTGTTTTTTCTTCTCCAGCTCTTCATTCTTTTTGGCTGTCTGGGCCTCGGCCGCTCTCTTGCGGGCCTCGCCCTCCTCTTGGGTGATCACCTTTTTATTGACAAGTTCGGTAATCCTCTCCTGTTCTTTCTCTCCGGCTTCCGTATTAGCCTCTTGCTCCTCCTCTAATTTTTCAATCTGCCCGTCGAACAGAGTGTTTACGAGGTCGCTGATGTTGCCGATTGCATCGGATGCAACTTGGAGCCAGTTCTGAAGATTGGCTTTGCGCTTTTCTCTCAACCTCTCATCATCGGCTATCTGCCTATCGACGCTCTCGGAATTGGCATCGGCTATCTGATTTGCCAAATCAATCTTAGCCTTTGCAAGTTCCTGCTCCCATTTCAGCCTATCCTCGGCCGATAAGTTTTCAAGGTTGAGGATTTCCTCTATCATCTTGATAGCAGCCTCGCCAGCCTTTTGAGAATACTCAACCTCCAGGGCGTACAAATCATTTTCAAGATTCCGCTTGATTTCCTCTTGTTTGGCGGCATTACCGGCGGCAAGAGCCATCTCCTTTGCATAGCGTTCTTTGAGCGCGTTTACAGCATTGGAATACTCCTGATTGCGTGTGATTTCCTCAACGCCATAGCGCTCGGTAATCTTATCAGCAAGATTGTTGGCATATTCCTCTTCAAGTTCAAGACGCTCCTTGTTGAACTTGTCATTGATGAGGGCAACATCGGCGCCGGTTTTCTCGGCGGCTTTGAGTTCGGCGGCGCGTGTAGCCTCCAATTGGGCCAACTTCAAATCAAGCTCCTCCTTACTGCCTTCCTCAACGGATGCGAGGCGGTTTTCAAGATTGATTTTAGCAAGTTCAGTCTGATACTTCAACTCACAATCTGCAATTTCCTTTTGACACTGCTCTGCAAGTTGCACCCTCAGCGCGTTCTCGGTTTCGCCATCACCCTTGATTTCGTCAATCTTCTTTTTGAACTTCAAACGGATCATGGCGAGTTCCTTTTCATGCCCGTCTGCCATAACCGCGATTTTGGATTCTTCCAATTCATGTAGGCGTTTCAGTTCTTCTTTGGCTTGCTTTTCAGCCTCTTTTGCGGCTTTTTCACGAGCTTTCTTCTCTTCCTCAGATTCTCTCGGAGTGTAACCACTTTTCGGCTTTTGTCCCGTTTGAGCAACTCCATTGGCAGGTAGATTTGCATTGAGGTCGATAGACACCTCTTTTAACTCGTCATCCATCGTATTATTAAATGCCTGAGCCGTATTAGATGCTATATTTCTGGCCATAGTTTCAACGTTGCCTTTGAGGGCGTTCATGCCATCCTTCCATCCCTTCGACACTTTGTCCCAGTCGAGTGTGACAACACCTTCTATCACTGTTCCCATTGCCTTGAAAGAATCGACAATCTGATTGAGTATAAACTTGGCAACCTCCCACATCGTCTTGAACGAGTTAACGATACTGTTCACGGCTCCACGCACAACAATAGATTTGTTGTACATACGAATAAACCAGTTGACAATATCAACACAGCCTTTGATGATGTTGATAATGCCGTCATTGATAAACACTTTTGCCTTGGTCGTCAAACGCTCAAAAGAACCGCCCGTAGTATCGAAAACAGCGGCTATTGTGTTTTCAAGTTCTATTTGGCTACGGAGTTGCTCTTCTTGAAGTTCTCCGAGTTCTCCAGCACGGTCTTTGACATTATCAAGGTTCTTGTCGATGTCTTTCAGAGTGAGGATATATTGCAAACCTGCATCCTCACCGGGACCGCCGAAGATGTCCGCCAATGCGGTGCCGACTTCAGATGATGATTCCGGGAACTCGGCCAGCTTTTCCGACACTTCCTGCATGATGTTAAAGGTGGTCTTGCTTCCATCAGCCAAATCCTGCTGCACTTGTTTAGATGAGATGCCTATGCCTTCCAACGCCTCGGCTGTTGCTTTTGTCATCTCTCGAATACGCAAATTGCCCTCTTTTATGACATCAATGCCTTTGTCGGAATATATACCGGCTTGATTGGCTTGTGTGGTTATGGCGATGAACTCACTTGCCGAGAGTCCTGCCTCACGGAAATATGCAGGATATTCCTTTATGTTTTCCAAAAACTCTCCGTTTACGTCCGCCCCGGCAACAAATCCGTCCTCAATCAACCGCATGGACTCTTGGAACGATATGCCGAATTGTTTAGACATCGCATTGGCACTTTCCAATACTTCTCGGAAATCCTTGTCATACATGTCGGCAACAGCCTGGACCTCGTTTCTGGCCGCTTTCATGGCATCACCGGTAAGGCCGGTAAAGTCCCGAGTCAGTTTTGACGCTTCCACAAGTCCCTTGTTATAGTCGTACCACCATTTGAATCCGGCGGCGACTCCAACAATACCGAGAAATGCAAGTACCCACGGATTGGATAACATCCCCATGAGCGTATTTCCGAGAGCCTTTGCTTTTGTGCCAAGACCATCCATCACACCACCGGCGTTGGTTTTACTTAACCCTTGCAATGACTCACCGAAATTGGTGTTTATGCCAACAAGTCCCAATAGTTCATCTGCTGCATCCTTATTGGCTTTTGTCCGATCCTCCGTAGCAGATGTTTGCTCTTGAATGGCGGGCGTGTTATCCTTGATGAGCTGTGTATTTTCGGCTATCTTCTTATTTAGCTTTTCAATAGTAGCCTGAGCATCATCACTTGAAAGATCAACGTGCTTCAGAGCCTCTTGGAGTCTCTTGTTCTGAGCCTCTGCCTCAGCTATGGATGTGGCATCTTTATCGATAATGTCGCTGACATCAGACAAACTACGCTTATTCTCCTCAATCTTTTCGTTGAGCTGCGCCAAAGTCTGTTCATAGTTCTCATCAGAGGTATTCAGCATCCTCTTGGCATCTTCCAAAATCTTAGTCTGGTCGATAAGGTCTTGTGTAGTTCTCGCCTCCTGATTCATGGCGGCGATAACGCTCTCGGTCGCTACGACACCATGCTGACCGGCGATTGCATAGTTGCCGACATTGCGCTGAAACTCGCCCATGTCGGCGGCAACGTCTTTGAGGTGAGCGTCGAGATTCTGAATGGATGCTTCCAATTCTTTGCCGAAATCGGAGTTACGGCCCTCCTCGCTCAAATCCTTATAGGCTTTCTTCAGCAGCTCCAACTGTTGCGACATGTGAACATAACTGCCTTCCTGAGATTGTGAGGCTTTCTCCTCAGCGCTCATGATCTGCGTAAGAGTCCTCTTCTCTTGTGTAAGAGAGCGGTGCTGTGCTATCAACTGCGCCTGCTTTGCCGTGAACTGAGCCATTGAGATACTCCCCGCCGATAATGCCTTCTCGTTATCCTTTTGGGCTTTCTTATTCTGTTCAAGCTCACGATTTATCTTGACCAGACTTTTCGCCTGTTCCTCATAGGTGTCGTGATATTGGTCGAGCAGTTTCTTTACCTTCTCGTGTTCGGTATATGCCTCACGCTGGGTCTTGTTGACACGCTCCTGCTCCATCAACTGCCGGGAGATGGTGTTGGTGGTGTTGGCTACTACTTGGCTCTGCTCGGATATGGCAGCGTTGAGACGTTCCGTGGCGACGGTCGCCTCTTTGGTCTTATCGACAAGAAGTTTCTCAAGCTTGTCAATATCACCGACAACCTTAACATTCACATCAACGCCTTTCGCCAACTCCTTTGCCGTGGTGGTGTAGGTATTGAGCAGCGTCTGAATCTCGGTGTTGAGTTCCTTGATTTTGTCGATGGTCTCCTGGGGAACCAGGTCTGTTATCTTTGTTTCGCTCATCAGTATGGCGTTATATATTCTACAATCGGTTTCCCAATCTCTACCGAGATTGACGCGAACCCATAGGTGCCATCATCGTTTTTATAGATTACGGCTGTTTCTCCTTCCATCTTGGCCCACGCTTTTGCTAATCTGCGAAATCGGTCTAACTCCTGACCCATCCGCTTATGTTCACACGCACAACTCATTTGTATCCACAATCTTTGAAAAACGAATCTATTGCCGGGAGCATATAAGTAGTATTGAAATAGCTGATGGCGGTGGATCCCATGTTGAGTATCTCATCACCATACTTTGCTACGATTGACGGACCATCGCCATTGCCTGGATCCACGACAAGAACATCACCTTTGCGGGTTGCGGTTATCTCGGAATAGAATTTACCATTGATGAAAAGGTTGGGGACTTCATCGGGGCGCGGCGGCAATCCGAGCATGGTGCCGGACACGGGTGGTGTGATACTGTACTTCCACGCCTTGTAATCTTTGGCTCTGTGATACCACGTCCCCTCCTCCTCAAAGAATGGGTCATCATCGTATGTCGGAGAGAGATGTTTGCCGTCTCCGTCAAGACCGCTATACAACTGTTCGGTAACGGCACGAAGAACTATGCCGGAATTGTCGGAAAGGCATTGAATACACGCCTCCTCAAATCCGTCGGAAATCTTCTTGATGATGTTCGCTACTTCTTCTATACCCATAATGAATATTTTTGCCGAGAATGTTGCCTTTTGCTGGAATATTAAGGGCGGAAATGTTGCCACTCCCGCCCCGTCATTATTATTCGGCTTTCTGCTTGGTCCGCTTGGCAGGCTTTGTGATTAGGTCGTAGACCTGACCGAGTATCTTCTTTCGGGTCGCCTCATCCCGATCGAGCCAGAAGAGATTGATGTGCCGGGACTCAAATTCATCCCGGCTCATCTTCTTTATCTCTTCATCATTGAAGTTGACACGCTCAAAAATCATGCTACCTGCTCGATTCCTTTGATGTCGTTCTCATACAGCACGGAGGGCGACTTGAGGCGGATGTCGGCCCCGGAGGTTGAGGCGATGGTCAGGGTCTGGGTTGCATCGTCGTATGATGCCGCTGAGGTGGCACCGTTGATAACGGTGTTGCCGGCGGCAACGATGAGGGGACCATAGATAGCAGTAACATCATAGCCGCCTACATCTTCAAAGAGTTTGTAGGCGTTGCCAGTGGTTCCGGCTTTCTCCAGGCGCACCCATGTAAGACCGAGAACGCACTTCTGCGGGTTGAAGTCGAGCTGCACGAAATCGAAGTCAGTGATAGCACGCTTGGCGTTCTCGTGCGCGAAAGTAACGGTCATGGTAGCCTTTGTCGATGAGGTGTTGAACGGCGTGGAATCGCCATAGACAGCGGTCATGGGATAACCGGCGAGTGTGTCGGTGCCGTCCTTCAGACCGAACAGCATATTGTTGTCGTCGAAGAAGTAGGCATCCCACTGCTGATTGTAGGTTCTGGTAAGAGCCGCCATCAGTTCCGGGAAGAACTTGTTAAGGGTGAATGTGTCTTTGCGGGCGCTTACGCCGGTGGGAGCTTCGCCGTCATAGCCGTTGGCTGCTGTCTGAATTTCGCCGCCGTTCTTGGCATACTCCGTGAAACGGACAATGCCGAAGATGCGGCCCGGGCGGTCGGCATGAACCATCTGCTCCAGCTTTTCGGCGGTGAGGTCGGCGGGCAACTTGGTGCCGGGGGGAACGAGGATGGCACCTTTCATGTTCTCGAAATCGGGCGGACACTTAGACACACCCGTGTTGAGTTGTGCGGAATCGCACGTTCTAAGTTTTCTCATTATATTCTACAATTTGGGAGTTTGACTTTTAATTCAAGATTGCTGATATTAATGGCATCAATGGGTTCGCTCACTTCTTCCCCGGTGCCCGTGTGCGCCCCATATCTGCCATAAGAGTAGTTTTCAGAGTATTCATGCGCTACATGCTCATCATAGCCAAAATCAAATCTGCCATCTTCTTTGAGGGCTTCAAGGAATCTGTTATAAATCGGTCGAAGAATGTTCTTGAACGATGTCTCCAGACGCTGTTCATTGCTCCATTTTTTATCGGATGAACAGGCAATGAGTATCCTGACTTTCGCCTTGCTATGATAATCCGGGGTATTGCGCTGCTCATTGAACGGGCAGAACAAGGCGATCATCGGAAACTTCATCTCGGCTCCTCTCGGCGACTTGCTCAAATCATCGAGTTTGTCTTTGACATATTGGGCATTGCCGAAAACATAGTGAATGGGCGGACAAGGAATCTCTTTGACTACACCTCTCGGCATTACGACCGTGAGCGTGCAATCGACAGCGGTTTCCTTAACAACATCCGCAATTATCTCTATTATTTCCCGGCTCTTGCTCATAGATTGAACTGATTGATTTTGGTAAGCATTTCACTGTCGATGCTTATGCCGGCCATTGTGCAGTCGGAAGACGCACACCACTCGGCAAAGCGTCTGTGCTTATTCACCATCGTATTCCAGATATTAACCTGACGGACAATCGGTGCTACATACTCGTTGGCGCATTTGAGCCTGACAAGACCCGATACTGTGCCTTGCGTATTCGTGTCGCGGAGGATATGGAAGAAAACATAGTCTGCAAATGAATCGCGCAGACAATCACACACTGCATCTAACTTGTCGTTGTGTGTGGGCTTCTCATCCTCATCGAGACACACGAGATATGCGTTGACCTTATTGCCGATTGTCTTGCCGAGCATGGCAACAAGATAATCCTCCTGGTGCTCGGCTATAAAGGCTTCTATCGTGTCGTTGACCTCTGCCGCATTAGAATGTGGCAGAGTGCCAAGCGTGGCATTAGCGTTTAAGATATGCCTCGCTCCTTTGGTGAAATAAGAACAGTCTATAAGCATCTTTACTCTGATTTTTTAGATCGCTTGGATGTCTTTTTGGCGGGCGCTGCTTCCTTAGCATCATCCTCCGATACATCTTTGGTGTCATCGCTTACAGGGGTTTTATCATCTGCGTCGAGGTTCACCTCCTGCATATCTTCAACCTCAATGTGCTTGTTATCCATCGCGGCGGGTTCTGAATCTATGTTAGCGTTTTCCGGGGTGTTGGGAACGCTTTCCGTGAGATTTTCACCGATTTCAGCCGTATTTTCGGCTGTTTCGCTGATTTTGGGAACGATAATGCCGAATTCGGCAAGACGCCCGGCAATCTCTTCGGGGATGGTCTGACCACCCTCTACGGCTATCGACACAACAAGGCCGGCGAGTTCGGCAAGCCTATTCTTTTCGGCGATTAACTGAACACGCTCTTCGCCAAGTGCGCTGTGGCTTTCTATGAGAGTTTTGACGCTATACTCATCGAGAGCCGTTTCCGGCTCAGCCGGGGTGATGGAAATCACGCCTCGGCTGATACGGATACGGTTTTCGCGGAGTATCTTGTCAACTTCCTTAGATTCGCCTTTCAAGATATACGCTGGCATAGGCTTAGTCTTTGGCAAGTGCGGTGATGAGGTCGGCGATTTTGCCGAAAGAGAACGCCCAGGGACATTCGACGAGCAGGATGAGCTCTTCCTGGCAGATGAGAACCACCTGATTCTTGAGCTTGCAGTTCACGTCGTCGGCCCATTCAAGGGTCATGGTGGTGTAGTCAACAATCTTGGCTCCGTTGCGGAAGTCGCCGAGGAAGTAGTGCCCCATCGGGATGTCGGTGTTGGGGACAACGGTCAGGTTGCCGACGCGGAGGTTGCCGTTGGCATCGCGGACCACATCGAGGCGGTTGCCGTCGGTAGCCTTCTCGCAACAGATGGCGGTGATGGTAAGGGGGTTCAGCGCGAGGATGGTCGGGCGGAACTGGGCATAGGTCATGACGGCGACGGCTGCCTGAAGAGCATCCATGCTGTTGGGGGTCTCGATGCTCTTGTAGAGTCCGTTGCGCACATCTGCCTTCATCGCGGCGGCGTCTGCCTTGTTCTGCTCATCGGTGGCACCATCCTTGAGTTTGGCACCACGAAGCAGGAGCGTTGTGTCGTTCTGGCGGATCACGTCGAAAGTGCCGTTGAGGTCGGTGCTTGTTACGGCACCTGAAACGACAATCTTGAATCCGTCGCGGAGGAGGTCATAGGGCTTCTCCAGATGGATAAGAACGCCGTTGCCTACTGCTTCGATGGATTCGATACCGCCGGCCGGGATGCTGACGATGTTGTCGTTGAGGATATTCTCGACAGGTGTTACACCCTCGTAGGTTGTGATACCTTTGAGGTTGTCGCCGGAGCCGTCGCCGAAGAGCAGACCGAAGTCCTCGTTGTTGCGGACAGCCTCGACAGCCATGTTGAGAATGAACGAGCGGATGTAGACGCGGCTCTTGAGCATACGCTTGGAGATACGGAAGTGAGTACCGGCGCGCTTCACCTCGGCACTCTTCTCACGAATCTTGACCATAGATTCGGGGAGCATACCGTTCTCCGACACATAGCGGGCATTGCGGTCTACTTCGTAGATTTCCTGATAGGCGATTGAGGTCTGTTCGGGATCGCCGGTGAGAACAACTGCATAATCGCGGATATGAGCCTGCTTGTCGCGGGCCTGAGTAACTACATCGTTGCTCTGACCGGTGAGCATAACGTGGCTGTCGCCGGTGTAGTTCTGCGTGAGGGAAATGTCTTTGAGGACAAAGCCCTTTGCCGATGCGCCGTGCTGGAAAGCGAACTTCTGGAACGATTCGGAGTCATACATCTCATTGAACGACTCGTCGAACTTGGAAACGAAATCGGTACTGATTCCTTTCTCTTCCAGTTTCGCGATCTTCTCGCCGAGGCTCTTGGTGAGCGTCTGGAGTTCGGAGTTCTCCTTGATGAGTGACTGGATGGATTCGTTGTCGATTCCGGCAAACGGTTTGAGAGCGGTGTTCATCTTTTCCATGAACTGCTCATCGGTCAACTGACCCTCGTTGCTCTTGTTAACTACATTGACGACCATTTCGGCGCACTTGCGGAGAAATGCAGCCTGAGCCTCGGGCATGCCGTCAAATTTAAGGCCGAGGTCTTCTACTGTTACTTTCTTGCTCATATATATGAAGTATTGAAAATGTTAGATATACTTGTTGAGGTTCTCAAAGAAATCATCGCTTGATTTCTCGACAGTTTCGGGTGTAGTGCCTTTCTGCGATGTATCAGCGGCGGGCGCGGGCTCTTCTTTGATTTCGGGCGCGGGATTCATAAGCAGATTGTTGGCTGCATATACTTTGCCCCAGCAGTGGGGGCAACGTGCGTATGAGGCGAAATCGGCAACGCTCTTCTCGGTAATCTCCTGCTTGGTGGATTTAACCGCGTCGATGATGGAAAGCACCTCTGCACGAATGGATGGCTCCAGGGCGTGTATCTGCTCAGATACTATATCCTCGGCTATCCATCGAGTGTATTGGTTGGCATATCCCAACACTATCTGCTGGAATGTGGTCTGTTCGGCCTTGTCATAGTCGAACTGATAGCCACAATGGGGACAAACAACCATGTTGTTGCCCTCAAGTGCCTTGAAACAGGCATCAAGTTCTTGTTCGATGTTCATAAGTCGTTCGTCGCTATATCCTTTTTGCTTTAATGCCATCTTCAAAAGGTCCACAGCATCACGAACCTGCGAGGGTGTCGCACTCTTCAGCCCTACAAGGTAGGTGTTGGGATTGGCTCCCATCCATGTAAGGGTTGAATACTCATACATCTTCCACTGAAGAACCTTGCGCCGGTCCTCCTTGTCTCGCCGGATTGCTTTTACACCGATGGAGTGTTCAAGCGTTCTGCCAGCCTCGGCAAACAGTTTGTAGTCGGCGAGAATATCTCGGCCGATCTGCTTGGAAAGGTTGAGTTGCCCGGTTACGATGAGGTTGTCTGACTTCTCCTCACCATACAGCGGCACTCCTAAGAGTTGTGTGCTGTCATGGTTGAGGAACCAACGCATACGGTCCATATCGTGGGTTATGGTTTCCACAAACGAGCCGGGCATTGAGATGTCGTGCTGTGCATCCTCAATGCCTATACCGTTCACCGCAACGGTGACGATACCTTTTTCATCCACGTCAGCCGTTTTGGTCTGATACGGGATTCTTTTCAATGTTTCGTTCATTGCTTTCTTCTCCTGTTGAGGGTTTTGAATTATTTGATTTTATGATTGTATCTATCTTTGCGAGTTCTTCGGGAGTCATATCAAACTTGACCTTGTTGTAAATGTCTCCCTCCAATGCGGTTTCATGTATCTGGGCGCGCCAGTCGTTGTAGGTTATCAAACCATCGTTGAACTGATTCCGGCAACGCTCATTTACGAGCTTCTTAACTTCTTCGGATTCTTTCAATCCGACTTGCAGGCAGTCAACATCATTGAAATTGCAGTCGATGTAGTAGCCCTCTTTGTCAAGTCCCAAGAACAGGGTCAAATCCTCGCAGAACTGTTTTGCCATCGGAATGATAGTGCCACAATAGGCACTTTTCTCGGCAACTGCCTGATTACTGAATGTCGAGTGGTCCTTACGCGGTACAAGCACATCGGGAATACCATACAGACCTGCAATCGTGATCGCATCAAGCAATGTTTCCTCAAATGGCTGTAACTCGGATATTGATTGGTTGAGCCGGATAAACTCGATGGGGACATCTGTTACTCCGATAGGCATCTTGTTATCCCCGAACCCGTATTTGCCGTTCAACTCCTCTAATAGTTCTTCCTTCTCCTTTGGCTTCATTGCCTGGGTGCCGAGTTCGCCACCATCTTTCTTGGCTACGATAAAGCCGAGTGCGCCACGCTTGACATATATGACGTTTCGTGCCTCATATACCGCGATGAGGTTGCTGATTGCTCTATGGGCGGCTTTGAGTCGGCTCTCTGATTTGAGGAAATCTGCACCGGTACAGTTGAGGTATTGGGGCATCCCGTCTCGGTCGTGCCATACTTGGAAAGTCGGAATCCTTATAAGGGTATCATTGGAGCGTGCCAACTCATACCCTCCAACCAACTCTTCAAGTTTCGCTATTCCGAAAAGAGGAATCTTTGTGCCGGCAGGCACTACCTTAACCCAATTCGAGGGGATTGACCAGAAGTTGTCGCAATATTTCCACTTGGGCATATCCTTGAATGTGTCTGCCATAGCAGCACGCATAAAGGCGTTGCCCGTTACGAGTTTGAAAACATGGTGCATATACACCAATTCACGCCATCTTTGTATGCTGTTGGGAGCTTGCAATATCGCGTTGAGGCGGTCTGCTTTCTGCGATCGGCCGTTGCAATAGATTATGCTGTCATCTTTGTATGACCTAATCTCAAAGTGGGCTCCGGCAATGCGCCTGGCGATGAAATCTATTGGGAAGAATACCTCCGGGACTGTATGGAACAGCGTGAGGAAATTTCGGTCGGCGACATACGGCGAGGCTATCTCACTCATAAGATGTACGCGCCACGCCTCATCATCATAGTTGTTCAGCTCCGGCTTTGTCTTCTCAACCGGGGCTTCTGATGCTGATTTCTCAGTGGCGAACCATCCTTTTATTTTCTTTACTAACTGCATTGTCGCTCTTTTGGAGCAAAAATAAGTTACATTGTTTTCGGTTGAGCCAAACAGCCGAAAAACTCAATTTTAGACAATGCACAAAATCGCTATTAAGGTTCAATATTACAAACACTTACAACCACCATCCACTACAAACCCAACTTTAATACCGCCTGAATGAATCCACTTAACACGGCACTGCTCTCTATGTTTTCATTGGCATCCTTGTTGTAGTCCAGAAGATTTGTCATAAACTCTCCATACTCCATATTGTCGTTCATTCCGGATTCATTGAATCGGATATTGCTCTTGACATAATCGGAGGTGGCGGCTATACGCCGGGGCAGATCGGTGCTTTCATGTACGACACGCACATCTCCTGAAAGGCTGTCGCGGAGATCCCTTGCCATTAGGTAGTAGGATTTGGAACACTCCAGTATCACACGGCTACTGTTGCACTCGGTCAATGCCGTTTTCATATTCTCGGTTGATGTGGTCTCTATGAATCTCACATCGGTTATATGCCAACTATCGCCGCACTTCTTTCCGTATGCGAGTACAAAACGCCCATTGATGTTAGGCATACAATAGACCAGGTTCTCGGTATAGGCGCACTCGGTAGATGGGTTATAGAATCTGATAGCCCCATCAACAGCATAGAGGTTGCGTTTACGGCGGTTAGAGAACAATAGGAATTGCTCTCGGAGAATGTCAACTACAATATACCTCTTACAGTCCGAAAGGTGCCCGTGTTCCTCATAGGTTTGCCCGGTAATCTTATTCTTTATCTTGGTCTTTAAGATTGCTCCATTGGCATCCTTCTGAACGCTCATGTAGTCCTCTATCGAGGTCTTGCAGTTTTCGCCAATCAATATGCCGAGTTCGGGCAGGGCCTCATCGTATATGGCGTTGATAAATTCGCCGGACATGGGCACACTCGGATTCTTGTTGCCGACACAATCGACAATCTCAAATCCCTCTTTCTGCAATACCCCGATGAACAGGTCCAGGAATGAACGTTTCTCATCATCTATCGTGTTGGCTGCTTTCGTGGAGGCATCCCCATGTATATAGACCTTAGAGGCGTTCAACTCCCTCAGCCTATTGGCAACGAGTTTGGCGGCTTTGCGTGCTGAGTTGTTGGGACTCTCGGCACATATCTCATCAAACTGCCGTATGCTGATAGTATCGCCAATATAAGCCTGCCAAAACTGAACCGAGATATACGGCATCACGTTGCTGTCGATACTCAGATGAACGGGCAATTCGGGATTATATGCAACCTCGGCGGTATGCTTGCCACGATTGAAAGAACTGAAGAACTCGGAACCGGTGCGGATTACACCCCATTCTCCAAGGGCGTACACGTTGTAATAGTCGGGATCATGTTCGCGGTCATACTCAAACGTGGCGATACACTGCTCATCATAGTAGCCGTATGTCCCATCCGGCGAACCGACAACCCAAAAGTTATTGAGGTAGGTAGTCTGGATAACAACAGTATCGGGCGAGTGCTCTATCATCTCGCCGGTCCTCTTGTGCATTATCACACGAGGCTCATTCATCTTTATGGACTTGACCCTTGTAAGTTCTTCGGGTATTGTCTGACTGCCTAACTTTACAGCCATAGGGACATCATGCCATTTCTGCTTGTCAAATACGTTCTTTTTAATCCAATGGGTCTCCTTGATGGGGTTGAAAGTATAGATGAGCTGCTGTCCCTCCATACCACGCAGACGCAAACGAATCTGCTTGTAATCGGCTTCCTCAAACTCTGACCATTCATCGAGAACGACACGCTTGAAACTCGATAGACCTTTGATTTTCTCGGCATCATCGAGACCTTTGAACACGATTCTCGCTTTGTTCTGAATACAGGTTATAGTCTTGACTCCATCGGAGAATTTGAACAACTTACTTATTTCAAGTTGCTCGGCGGCTGTCTTGAAATCTTGATAGACGGTATCTTTGATTGACGCTCCGACCTTTCGCATTACAAGGTGATTCGTTCCCTCCCATAGTGTCAGTATGAGGATAGCCTGAGCCATGCTGTATGTCTTGCCGGATGAGGACCCTCCGAACATGATGATGTTACGGATGGTCTTATTCTGCAAGAACATCAGCAGGTAGAAGAACAGTGGGTTGAATAACTTATAATTCAGAATCATTGTTTTTGGCGGTTTTTGGGCGTATCGCTGACACTTTGCTACATTTCTCGGTATCTCGCTATTGGGGAAAGTTTACATTTTGCTACTTGGCGGTACTATATATGTTATATTGATGTTTGCTCTCAACATTATTGCTAAACTCTCAACACAACCTATCAACATAATCTCTCTAATCCTGATCATCGCCGAAGCCGATGCGGATTTCATTAGTCATGTTGCCCGTATTGTTGACATTAACCTCTTTGGGGGCATCCCAACCATTCCACGAGCCTAACAACCGGGCGGCTTCTACTCGCCCGTTCAACTCATACTCGACTACGCCTTTATTGTTCTTTATCTTCTTCAAGGCGTTGCGCATACGCTTGGGCAGTTGGCTCGGTGTCTTCATCTTGATTCTGCCGGTCTTGGCATCCACTATATAGAGGTCGTTAGGGTCGGCTGTTACTATATCCATGAGAACCTGCTCGACCTTTTCGCGCTCGATGCGTGAGCGCGCTGCCCTCTCCGCTCTTATCTCGTTTATCCTTGTTGCAACCTTGCTACTTGCTAAAAGTCGGCTGGCATTGCTCCAGATTGTCTCCGGTTGCATATTCGATGTGTCATAAGCCATGCGGTACGCCTCAGATGCGTTGCCGTCAGTATCGAGATAGAACTGACAGAACCTTTCTTGCTTTTCCGTGAGCCGTCGCTCGTGGCTTATGCGCTGCTGTTTCTCTTTCTTTGCCATTGTGATGATGATATGATGAGGTGTTAATTATTCTATTGTTTCCTATTGTACCATTCAGATGAATCAAAAGAGAATCAAAAGAAGATACAATAGACTTTGACACTGACTTTGACAGATGTTTGTAAAAGTCTTTTGGCTTTAACCCGCCCCGAAAAATTTTGTAGGAATCATACAAAAAAGCCCGTTTGAGGCGCGAAATATGCCCGTGAAAGCCGTTTTGCTGTATGAATGTGGTGGGGATTGGGTCAAATTCATAGCCGGGAGAGTGGATTTAACGGTTATTTATGCCGATGAGGTTGAGAACAAAATCACGATCGCTCAACAATTCGGCGGTTGCTGTCAGTGTGGTGCCAGTGGTGATGATGTCATCGTAGATTATAACCCGCCGCTCGGCAATGGGCCGGAGCAGATGAAAGTCGGGATCCAAGCGGTTGCGGTTGATACACTGAACGGCATCGGCATAGAACGGAATGCCGAGAGTGTCCGCTATGCGCTCACATACCGCAGTGGCGAAGTGGAACCCGTCTGCATGACGGCGCCGGGGCGTGGTGATGATACACCAATCTTCCGTATTGTTGACAAGACGCTGAATGAAGTTGCAGGCTGTCTCGGCAAACAAAGCGGCGGTATCGGCCGAGTGCTTTATCTCGCTGAATGGCGTTCCGCTCTTGGTACGCTTGAACTGGGCGAAATACACCAGGGAGCCGAGATGGTGCAGGACAGTCCGGGGCGACAAATCACAAAGAGGGATATTCCCACCCTTCAGCCGAGGCCGAGAGGTTGGAACATCCCAATTATCCATGCGTATTATCTTACTGCGTCTGCTCATAGTCCATGCTCTCAAATATGCGCCTTATGCCGTCTGCAACAGGCGTATATTGCAAAGGTACTGTATAAACCGCCTCGTTGACCGATTGCTCTTTGCGGTCAAAATCACGCTCTTCTGCAATCATTTCTATTTCAAGAGGTTTATATTGTTTTACCAATTCAGCGAAATGCAGAGTGGTTGTCTCCTCCGGATTCGCGGCATTGATGAGCTGATGGTTACACCCATAGGCATAAACAAGACTTTCAACAATGTCATCAATGTAGGTAAAGTGTCGCACGTTACGCCCCATGTTGTAGAGTTTCACCCGCTCCTGATTGAGCAGGTGCCAAAGAAGAGTACCCTGACGCGGTCGGGGACCGTACACGTTGTGAAACCTTACCCCCGTTGCTCTCGGATGATAACACCGGGCATAGTCCTCGTTGAAACGCTTGCTGATGCCGTAGATGGATGTTGTGTTGCCATCGGCCGCTGTCGATGATGAGGCATAGACTAACTTTATACCTCGACGGGCGCAGGCATCGCAAACGATTTTGAACACCTCAATGTTGTCGCGGATAATGTCGGTCTTGTTCACGTTGAAAACGGATGTCTGAGCGGCAAGATGATAAACACAATCAACGCCGGAGATGTCGGCGGATGTGAAAAAATCACCGGCCTCAATCCCGTTGAGGCGGTCGATACTGCACACCTCAATGCCTCGCTTTCTAAGCGCAACGGCGAGAGCCTTTCCAATAAAGCCCTCGCCGCCGGTGATGATTACTTTCATGTCTTATTTCTCGTTGAGTTTGTCTAACAGTTCCTCTGCCTCACGCCGGGCAAAGTCGGGATCCTCTTCATCCTTGAATTGTTTTACATCTATTACTGTCCGCTAAACTTTTTTTGAGCGATTGAAAAATTAGGGCTGATTCTTGCTAAGGCAAGCGACAAA